CCGTTCAGCTCAAACTGACCAGTAACGAAATTGATAAGAATTCCTTGCTGGCCGGCTATGTAATCGCCAGACCTCAGCTCGCCAGTTACGATCAAGTTGACGATATCGGCCTGCCTGATTACCGCGCTGTTCATGAACACCTGGCCGCCTTGCACGGCAAAGGGAGACACGACGCCGCCGCCCGAGTCGTTGAGGATTGCGAAGCGATTCGCGCGCACGAGGAACTGCGACTGGAGCAGCCCGCCGACATTCTCGATACCGAGGCCAATGCCGGCCATTTCGTATTGGCCGCCCTGGCCGACCTCCAGCTTCACGCCCCACATAGCATTCAACTTGCCGGTCTGGTCAACCTGAGCCTGCGCAATGGTCTCGACAGATGCCGACGTCGCAAGGGCTCCCTCCCCTGCTGGCAGGCGCGCTTCGATGCGCTCGCTACGCTGAGCCAACGCAGAGTCCGCAGTTGCACGCACCTGCTCCTCGATTGTCAGCCGGGCGCCAACGTCGCCGACCGAGGCCGACAGCTGAGTGTCGCGCGTGACGCTGGCTTCATTGTCGGTCGCTTGCACGCGCACTAGCTGCGCATATGAAGCCTGGGTCTGCCAGCCGCGCAGCGCATCAGCCTTCTCGCCATCGGCACGCTTCGGCCGGGTCTCGGCACGCAGGACGTTGATCGACTCGCCCTGGGCAATGACCTTGCCTTCCACGGTATCGACGCGAGCCTTGGTCTGATCCAGCTCGGTCACGACGCCGCTGGCATCCTCCACGACCTGGCCGATATCCATCCACAGCGCCGGGTTTGGCGGCGCGTTGCTCCCATCCGGCGCAGCAGGCACAGCGACGAGCGCCTGATACAGCCGGCGACCGTTAGGCCCACCGCGCACGGTGTCGCCCTCGGCGTATGCCGATTCAGGGTCATAGGCCAGCGCGTCAGCGACTTCAGCGATGGCATCGTTGATGCGCTGATTTACAGAGCCGGGGCCGTCACCGCTGATCTTGTCGACCTCACCGGCAAGGTACTCGTCGAGCTGTGATTCGGTGATTTCTCCAACCAAGTAATCGAGGATCTCCGACGCATCAGCGGAGCTGGAGCCCAGCACCGGCCCCAGCCAGTCCCCGACGTTGCCGGACTTGTCGACCAGGCGCCCCCAGAAGAACAGCTGCCGAGCCGCCGCCAGGCCTTGCAGCAGAGCTGTAGCGGTCGGGTATGCGTGTGTGCCGAAAGACTGCGACAGATCGAAGTCATTGGTCGTGCCGTAGCGGATCTCGGTCAGCAGCGCATCAGTTGCCCCTTCAGGGAAGCCCCAGTCAAGGCGTATGCCGAGCACGATCGGTGTGGTATTCAGGTACGCCAGCACGGGCGGCGGCTCGGTTTTGCCCTGCAGCTCGGTAAGCGCAGAGCTGCGCCAGGTGCTGGCGATTTCGAAGGCGCTGACGGCACGCACGCGGGCCAGGTACTGGCCGGCATAGATGCCGCGCACGTCAACACCGAGGCCGCCAGTGCGGGGAATTCGGATCCAGTTGCCGTTATCCCGCTTCCACTCCACGTCATACGCGACGGCACCGGAGACAGCGGGCCACGCAATGGTCATGGTGGTGATGGCGATCCCTTGATCGACGCTGCTGAAGGTCGTCAGGCTGACCGATGCCGGGGCCTCGATTTCTCCGGTAGGGATAATGCTGATCGGCCGAGTCTCCAGCTTCGCGCCGTTGTCGACGGCGGCGAATTTCCCCGGCTCGTACTGCAGGGCGCTGATCTCGAACACGCCCTTCTCCGGGCGGCCCACTCGCATCACGCGATATAGGGGCACAGCCAGGTCATCGGCATCGAGCGCCCACACCAGTTCGCGCTCCGGAACCTCGCTGTAGGCAGTGCTTACAGTGACCGCACGGCCTGCCACGCTTTGCACAGTGCGCCCCTCGGCCTTGCCGCTGGGCAGGTTCACTATAAGCCGGTCACCCGGTTTCGCCTGCGTGTCGCGGTCGAGCGTGATCGTGCGGCCGGCGACGGCACTGATGCGCCCGCCAATCTCCCGGCCGGCAAGAACAGAGTCCGCCACCGGCACGACAAAGCCAGGCAGCGGGATCGCTCCATCCATGCCCACGCGGAAGGTGACGAGCCGATCCTGATTATTGGTCAGCAGCACCCACTTACCTTGCCGCTGCGCCTCGCTCTGGCGCGTGCCGCCAATGGGCGACAGTTCGACCAGGTTGTCACCGAAACGCAGCTGCAGGCGCTTGTCAGTCACCGGAGTGACGTCGGTGTCGTAGTTGTTGATCGGGTTGTCGTAGCTCACCAGGGCGCGACTGTAGTGCGTGCGCTCACTCGCCCCCTTGTAGCCGAAGTGGCCGTCGACCACGTTGGCGCGGGTGAAGGCGAAGTCGAAGTCTGTGGCGCGAGGGATGTCGGCCTGCACCTTCAGTTGGCCCTGCGCCCAGTAGGTCATGCCCCGGTAGATGGCCGACAGATCGCGCAGCAGATCCCAGGCACGTACACGGCTCTGCAAGTTGAGGTTGCACAGGTGCCGAGGCTCCTGGCCACCCTTGCCGTCAGGCACGAGCTGATCGCAATACTGCGCGATGCGATACATCTCCCAGCGGTCGACCATCCACGGCTTGATGCGCTTGCCCAGGCCAAAGCGGTCATTGGTCACAACGTCGTAGGTGATCCAGACCGGGTTATCCGTCCAGGCCTGCTTCATCGTGCCGTCCCAGATCCCGGTATAGGTGCGGGTGCGCGGGTCATAGTTGCTCGGCACAGGCACCCGCCTCGCGTCGGTCTCGACAGTCACGGCCGGAATGTTCTGGAACTGCTCGGCGTTGAACTCGACGTAAAGCAGGGCCGTATTGGGGTAGCGAAGCTTGGCGTCGATCACCTCGGTGTAGGACGCGATGATCATGGTGTCAGCGACGCGGTTGTTGTTCTGGTTGGGCGTCAGGCGCACAACACGGACGAGCCAGCCGCTGGTCGACGGCGGCAGGTCAATACGGCGAGAGCGCTCGTAGCGAGTGGTGGTCTTGTCGTCCAAGACCTCGCGCAGAACCTCGACATAGGCGCCGCCATCGGTGGACACCTCCACCGCATACTCGATGCGGTAGCCCACCACGTCGCCATTGCTCAACTGCTCCTGCAGGGAGGGCCAGGCGAAGCGCAGGCGCACAGCCGAGAGCTGCGTGTTGCTGAACGAGCGCACAAAGGCAGCGTCACTGCGCAACTCGACGTTGACGGTCGTTTCGTTCTCTACGGCCGGGATTCCGGGAATGTGGTCTTGATCGACAGAGCCCGGCCGCCAATCCCACTTCACGCCCTCGAAGTTCATGCCGCCCGCGGCGTTCTGCAGCGGGGTATTGTCGAGGTAGATATCGCGCGCCGTCGGTACGCCGTCGAACTCGCCTTCGCCCACCGCGATCAGGATCTTTGCGGTCGCGGTGCTGCGCACGCTGTCCGGGGCTTCTACGGGAGCCTTGGGCTTCTTCGAGCCACCCTTACGGCCAGTGATAGGCCGAACGTCAGCGGCGCCAGTGCACAGAGCTGCGGTCATGCGTTTTCTCCAGGCATAAAAAAACCGCCAGGTGGCGGTCATCGAAGTGCGTTAATCAGGGTTACAACTTGTCCTCGGCGTAGATCGAGGCGCTGATGATCGCTCCGCCCCAGCGGCGCCGGCCGTAGCAAAGCGGCACGGGGTTACCGGATGCGGTGGTGTTCTTCGCGCTGCCAAAGGCGTAGCTCGGCAAGTTCTCTGGTGCAGCCGATTGCTTGAGGCCTTTGGCCTGCGGGCTGAGCATCTGGATTACGCCGCCAGCAACCATGGCCACCCCAAGCTGAAGCGTAGGAGCTCCAAAGTAGCTGGCTACTATCAGCACTACGCCAATGATTGTCTGCAGCAGGCCGCCGCGCTTTCTGCCGCGCATCACAGGGGCGATACGGATAGTCTCGGTTCCGCCATGACTCAGCTCGTCTTCGCGGATATTCCGGCGCCCGCGGAATACCGCGAACTCCATTCCTCGGAGATGAGCGTTAGCCAGGAAGCGCTCAAGACCAGGGATCTGCACACACAGAGCCTTGATCGCCTCGGCCGTGGATTTCACCGCCAGGCGATACTCCCGGCCAAACTGGCGCAGGGCGCCGTACAGGCGAATGGTGGTCATCGGGGTGTAGTCGACTACTGTGGCGGCCATGCTTTTCCTCCGGCAATAAAAAACCCGGCACGGGGCCGGGTTATCAAATCAAGAAAAATTCAGAAGAGCTTGGCGAAGATAAAAATCAGGACAGCAACCCCAACAATCGCACCGATAATCTGCCCCACAGCGGCGCTGTCTGCGACCTGCTGATCAGCCTGCCGAAGGAGCTCTTGGGTTTCATGCTCAGTCTGAGCCGAAACAGCGTTGAGCTCCTCGATGTACATCGCCATGAACTTTTCGCGGCTCTCATCAGGCCAGCTGCCAATCATCACTTCTAGGTCATCTTGCTGATCAAGCGCCCTCTGATGAGGATTACCGCCGCGAAGGGATATTTCCTTTAGCTCCTCATGGTTCTTTTGGACGAAAGCCCTAACCTTCGAACGCGACAGATCATTGAAATCCATTCCAATCACTCCAAGACATTTGCGCGCGAAACTAGCACAGCCGGATAGAGGCGGCCAAGGAGCGGCGGCTATCACCTAGCGTCGCGATGGCGAAGAATCAGCCGCGTTCGCTCCAGCCAGGGGCCGCCAAACACGATGATCTCGCTGGGCAGC